TGTGCTGAGTTGGGTCTTGTTCCTAGCTCTAGCTTGGATAAGCTTCGGAAGGCAACTATTAACTGGGTAGTGCAACCACTCAAAACAAATACAACTGATAAATATTTAGACAAAAAATTCTGGCTGGATGCGAGCGATCAGTTAATGTATCAAGGAAAAGCTCCACAGTTTTCCGACACAAAAGCAGCTCGTATGCCAGCGTTCTTTGAACATGCAAACACCAACCTCCCTCAATACGCTTAGTTTCTACTCAGACAAACTAGAGAAATTAGTCGAGGACTTGGAGTCCAAGTTCGCTTGGTACCCCGTCCACCCCAAGGAGGATATAGCCTCCATCATGTATCGCTCTGGACAACAGGAAGTGGTACAATATATAAAATCTATTTTAAACGAATAACATGTGTATTTTCGGCAGTAGAGCCCCAACACCAGTATCTACACCAGCACCAATACAGCCTAGACAGCCTGATTTAGTATCAGCTTCTAGACTACCTAGTAAGAAAGAATTACTAGACCCAGATGAGACAGCAGGCGTAGAGTACGGTACAACAGCTAAAGCTGACTCAAGAGGAGCCGCTAAGAGAACAGGTACAGACGCTCTTAAAATTAACATCAACACCGGTGGCGGTGGAGAAGGTTCTGGAGGACTAAATGTTTAAGGCAAGAGAAAGATATTCTCAACTACAGTCAGGTAGAACTCAGTTTCTAGACATGGCAGTTGAGTGCTCTGAACTTACCTTACCATATCTAGTCACTCGAGATGACAACTCGACAGGCAAACGACAACTGTTACAGCCTTACCAATCCGTTGGAGCTAAAGCAGTGGTGACACTTGCAGCAAAACTAATGCTAGCAATCTTACCACCGCAGACAGCTTTCTTCAAGCTACAAGTCAGGGATGACAAGCTGGGAGAAACGCTTGACCCAATGATGCGTAGTGAGTTAGACTTATCATTCTCAAAGATAGAGAGATTGATAATGGATTACATAGCTGCGTCAAGTGATCGTGTAGTCGTACACCAAGCCTTGAAACACCTGATCGTATCTGGTAACGCCCTTGTATTCATGGGCAAGGATGGTCTAAAACACTATCCACTACAAAGATACGTAGTCAATAGAGATGGGAATGGTAACGTCATAGAGATCGTTACAAAAGAATTAATTAGTAGAAAAGTATTGGGAATATCACCCCCACCTACTGATAGCCCGAATGGGGAATACGGTGATACAGAAGACGACGCTGAGGTATACACCTGTGTCAAGATGGATGAGAGTAGCGGTAGCTGGAGATGGCATCAAGAGGTCGACGATATGATCTTAGATGGTAGCCAAAGCACAGCACCGAAGAACGCCTCACCATGGTTAGTGCTTCGATTCAATACAGTAGACGGAGAAGACTACGGACGTGGTAGAGTAGAGGAGTTTATTGGAGACCTAAGAAGTCTTGATGGACTATCTCAATCTCTTGTAGAGGGAGCAAGCGTGGCAAGTAAAGTTGTCTTTCTTGTCTCACCATCTGCGACAACCAAGCCCGGGACACTTGCCAAAGCTGGTAACGGAGCTATCATACAGGGTAGACCAGAGGATGTAGGAGTTGTGCAAGTCGGTAAAACAGCAGACTTTGCTACAGCTGCACAGCTAGCCTCACAAATAGAGAAAAGAATACTCGAAGCTTTCTTGGTTATGAACATCAGGAACGCAGAGAGAGTTACTGCTGAAGAGGTACGCCTCACGCAGTTGGAACTAGAGAAGTCCCTTGGCGGATTATTCAGCTTACTTACAGTTGAGTTCTTAGTACCATACCTCAACAGAACATTGTTGATACTGCAACGTAGTAACCAGATACCAAGACTACCTAAAGATGTCGTCAGACCTAAGATAGTAGCTGGTATAAATAGTCTAGGTAGAGGTCAAGACAACGAAGCTCTGACTAGATTTATACAAACTGTTGCACAGACACTAGGGCCAGAAGCCTTGATGAAGTTCATTGATCCAAGCGAAGCTATCAAACGATTAGCCGCAGCACAGGGTATAGATGTACTGAATCTTGTACGTTCAGCAGAACAACTAGAACAGCTTAAACAGGTAACAGTACAAGACAAGACTAACCAATCACTTGTAGATCAAGCCGGTCAGCTTGCTGGTACTCCTTTACTAGATCCTAGTAAGAATCCAGAGATAGCAGATCAAGCCGCAGCTGTACTAGGTAACTTACAACCACCAGAACAGTAAATGTCAGAAACATTATCATACCAAGAACCACAGAATGTTACTACTGTAGACAACCTAACGCCAGACGAGCAAGACTCTCTGGCTGTTGGTGAGTCTATAGCTAAACAAGAAGATCAGCTATATGCTGGTAAATATAAGGATGCTCAGGAGCTAGAGAAAGCTTACATGGAGCTACAGACTAAGCTTGGCGAGGGTAAGAAAGAAGAGACAGAAACAGAAGCAGCTAGTACTGATGAGAAGTCCGAAGACACCCCTAAGATGTCCGAGGGTGCTACGCTCATTACTGATGCTAGCAAAGAGTACTTTGATAATGACAACAAGTTATCACCAGAGACTCTTGCTAAGTTCTCCTCTTTGTCCAGCCAAGATCTTATCAAAGCTTACATGGAGGTACAGTCCAATCCTGAGTTTCAACAACAACAACAAGGAACCCCACCAGCTGAAATTACTACATCTCAAATCAATCAGATTAAGAACTCAGCAGGCGGTGAGCAAGCATATGCTCAAGTAGTAAACTGGGCTAAGTCTAACTTACCTCAAGACCAACTAAATGCATTTAATGAAGTCGTAAACTCAGGTAGCGTACAAGCTATACAACTAGCTGTGTCCGGACTTAAAGCAGAATACGATAACGCAAATGGAGTAGAAGGTAGAATGGTAACAGGCAAGGCTACCACTAATAGCGGTGACACCTTCCGCAGTCAGCAAGAGCTAGTTGCAGCGATGAACGATCCTCGTTACGACAACGACCCTGCTTACAGACAAGATGTAATACAAAAACTAGACAGATCAGACTTGGAGTTTTAATCATGCCGATGGGAAAAGGAACTTACGGTTCAAAAAAAGGTAGACCAGCAACTAAAGACAAGAAGAAGAAAATGTCAAAGGGGCTAGCCGCACTAGCAAAAAAAAGACCAAAAGTTGCGGCTGCAATCATGAAAAATAAAAAGGGTAAAAAGTAATGGCAGAACCTTATGATCTAACACCTATACCTAGAAAGAAACTGAAGAAGATTCAGAAGAAACTAAAAGGAAAAGGTGGTAGCCCCTACGACTACTTTAAAGAAGACAACAACGGACCAGTATAATGGTTAAAAAAATTAAAAAGAAAGGAGTCAAAAAAATTAATCCTTCTGACTCTGATCCAGCAAAGTATATACGTGATAACCAGCTTATGCCGGGGTCAGGTATAGATAAAAAACTTAGCTACGATTATTTTTCAAAAGATAACGACGGACCAGTATAATGGCTGTAAAGAAAAAGAATGTCAGTCTCAAGATGGGGAAACACAAGTCCCGATCTGGTGGACTGACAGCCGCTGGTAGACGTAAGTATAACAAGGCTACCGGCTCCAACCTCAAGGCTCCACAGCCCGGAGGTGGTGCACGTAAGCGTTCTTTCTGTGCTCGTATGAGTGGAGTCAAAGGACCAATGAAAAAACCAAACGGCAAGCCTACTCGTAAGGCTCTTGCCCTACGCAAATGGAAATGCTAACATGAAAACATATAGAATGCGTGACGACGATCCAGAAAAGATTGAGGAACGTGAAAGAAAAGGCAGTAAACTTGCCATGGACATCACACCTAGAAATCTTAAGAATCTTGATAAAAGAATTAAGATGGATGATTTTACTGGAGGAGATAAGCTTGATGATATAATCAAAGAGCAACGTAAAAGAAAAAAGAACATGAAAGGTCAAGCATAATGGGTAAGCTATGTCCACGTGGTAAAGCAGCCGCCAAGAGAAAATTCAAAGTCTACCCCTCTGCATACGCTAATGCCTATGGTGTTAAGGTATGTAAAGGTCAGGTCAAGGCAGGCGGTAAGAAGAAGACCGCTAAAGGGTACACCAAAGCTAAAAGAAAGTAATGGCAGCACTAACAAAACGCCAGCAAGACACTCTTAAGAAACACTCCAAACATCACTCTGCTAAACACATGGCTATGATGCGTAAAGAAATGAGAGCTGGTACAAGCTTTACAGCAGCACACAAAAAAGCACAAAAGGCAGTAGGTAAATGAGTTTACGTAGATGGTTTCAAGAAGAGTGGGTTGATACCAAAACTGGTAAGCCCTGTGGCAGACAGAAAGGTGAGAAGCGTAAAGGCTACCCAGCTTGCAGACCATCTAAACGTGTCTCCTCTAAAACACCTAAGACTACAGGTGAAATGTCAAAAGGTGAAAAGTCGAAGTTCAACAGAACTAAGACAAGTAGTAAGCGTATCGGTTATAACCACAAAAGGCGTAAGACATAACCGATCACGCCCTTATACAAGGTGGGTTGAAGGGCTCTCCCATCTTAACAAAACAAAACCTTATAAATTTTTTAACAAAAAATATGTCACCCGAAAATTTATTCGCAAACGAAACTCCTCCAAGAGTTATCGAAAACTATCCAATTAACAAACATCCAATAATGACAAACGAAGCAGAAAGATTTAATGGCTGGGCAGCAATGCTTGGTTTCGTAGCAGCAGTAGGTGCGTACGCAACAACAGGACAAATCATCCCCGGTATATTTTAAATGGCAGCTATCTCAGTAACAAGAGAAAGCCAAGCCAGTAACTGGCAGAGATTCTGTGAGTGGGTTACTAGCACAAACAACAGACTATATGTAGGTTGGTTTGGTGTCTTAATGATCCCTTGCTTGCTCGCTGCAACAACTTGTTTTATACTCGCCTTCATCGCTGCACCGCCAGTAGACATTGACGGCATACGTGAACCAGTTTCCGGTTCCTTAATCTACGGAAACAATATTATATCAGGAGCAGTCGTCCCCTCCTCTAATGCAATCGGACTACATTTTTATCCTATATGGGAAGCCGCAACCTTGGACGAATGGTTGTATAATGGTGGACCATACCAACTCGTTGTCTTCCATTTCCTCATCGGTGTAGCAGCTTATGCAGGCAGACAGTGGGAACTATCTTATAGACTAGGTATGAGACCTTGGATATTTGTCGCTTACACAGCACCTCTATCCGCAGCACTAGCTGTTTTTCTCGTCTACCCTTTCGGACAAGGGAGTTTCAGTGATGGTATGCCTCTTGGTATTTCTGGTACTTTTAACTTTATGTTCGTATTTCAAGCAGAACACAATATCCTTATGCATCCGTTCCACATGCTCGGTGTTGCTGGGGTATTCGGTGGATCTCTTTTCTCTGCTATGCATGGAAGTCTTGTTACTTCCTCTATTATTAGAGAAACAACTGAGACTGTCTCACAGAACTATGGCTATAAGTTTGGTCAAGATGAGGAAACATACAACATCGTTGCAGCCCACGGCTACTTCGGTAGATTAATTTTTCAATATGCATCTTTTAATAATTCTCGTAGCTTACACTTTTTTCTGGCTACTTGGCCCGTCGTTGGCATATGGCTTACCTCAATGGGCATCTGCACCATGGCTTTCAACCTTAATGGTTTTAACTTTAATCAGTCCGTCGTTGATACAAACGGCAAAATCATCCCTACTTGGGCTGACGTTGTAAACAGACAGAACCTTGGAATGGAAGTTATGCATGAGCGTAACGCACACAACTTCCCACTCGACTTAGCATCAGCTGAGTCTACAAGTGTAGCACTCACAGCACCAACTATAGGTTAATGACAAAGAAAAAAAAGAAAATCAAACCAATTAAAAAATACTAATGCCACGTCCGTTCATCCCATCAGGGACGCATGCAATCTGACCATGGAACGGGGGTCAGGTACTGAGGTTAATTATGACTCAAGTAGAACTACAAGCTCGAATCAAAGAGCAAAGAGATCATGCTAGATTACAATTACTTAAGTATCGTGGCATAGCATACAAAAAGGTAACTGGTTAAGCCAGCTGGGAGGTGCAAGTCCTCCCTTACCACTTGGCAAGAGCCCTCTAAGGAGGACACCTCAAGCCGTCTAGACGGTAGGGATAGACCTACAAAATCTCGAGAAAAAAATTTGTACAAAGCAATATCAACCTTTTTTTAATCCATATCAATGGCACAACAATCAACTAACGACCCTGCAAGTCTTACACGTACGGGTCAATCTAATGCAGCTGGAAACGCCAGAGCATTATATTTAAAGCTGTTCAGTGGAGAGATGTTCAAAGGCTTCCAGCGTAACACAATCGCTAGAGATCTTGTAATGAAGAGAACCCTATCTAACGGGAAGAGTCTTCAGTTCATCTATACTGGACGCACAAAGGCCGAGTACCATACACCCGGCAACAGCATACTAGGTAACTCTGATGGAGCACCTCCAGTAGCTGAAAAAACCATAACTTGCGATGACCTATTAATTAGTTCAGCGTTTGTTTATGAGCTAGACGAAACATTAGCACACTACGATCTACGTGGTGAGATCTCTAAGAAGATCGGCTATGCTCTAGCTGAGAAGTACGATAGACTCATCTTCCGTCAAATTGCGAAGGGAGCACGTATCGCTTCACCAATCACTAAGTCAGGCTTTGTTGAGCCCGGCGGAACACAGATCAGAGTTGGTACAGGCAACGGAGCTGATGCTTACAATGCTGGACTACTTCAGAACGCTTTCTACGATGCAGCTGCTGCACTAGATGAGAAAGGAGTTTCTACTGAAGGTAGAGTAGCTGTGTTGAACCCAAGACAGTACTATGAATTAATACAAAACGTT